CTTCAAACTATTTACTACTGTTTTCTTTTCTGTCTCTGATAGATAGTCTGAGTTCTTTGGTTTGAGTGCAACAAACACTTTACCATACTCGGGTGGGTCGTTATCTTCACCACCCCACACTGCAACTGCATCTGCGTTTGGATAGTATTCTGAAATCTTTGCTTTATAGTCGTTAAGTGTTACAAGTCTGTTTTGAGAAGTGTAAAACTTTGTTGCTTTAAACTTGATTGATTCGATTGACTCTTTTTCTCCACCACCACTTGCATTTGATACAGTTGTGACCACACCGTTTGAGAAACCATTGATTGCATTTAACATTGTAAAGTTTTTAGCACCATTTGCATGGAAGTCATCTACTACAATATAAGTTACAGTGATAATGTCACCGTCTAATAGTTGTTTACCTAATATTCCATCACCAAAATAAATTTCTCTAAACCCCTCTTCATTCTCTTGTTCGTAGAATACTTTAGAAGTTGTAGAAATGTTAGATACGTTTGTTGACAATGCATATGCAGAAGCAGTTCCACCTGAGTCTACTGACACATTGATATATTGTTTATCTACTCTTTGATTTGATAATACAAATTTTTGGTTTTGTATTTGTGAATCATAGATAAATGAATCAGTTGCATAAGTTCCTTGAACAAGATTAACATCTGTATAGTTATATGTTGTTCCGTTTTGTGTTGGTGAAACTGAAGAAGGAACTACAAACTCATATGTTGTTCCATCATAAACTGTTGCAAAAATAGAACCACGATTTATAATCATTTCAGATGTTGTCGGGTAAGTTGCATCTGCATTTCTAACATTTTTCAACTCAAGGTTTACTATTGCTTTTGAACTTGTCTCACTGCCAGGGATGAATCCTAAATCTTTTGCACGAGATACAACGTTCTTTCTGATTTGAGCAGAATCTAAGAACAGTTCACTACCAGCAATATTTGTATTGACTGCAGACACATGTGTTGCATAAGACAACATGTCAATTAATACTGACATGGTTGACCCTTCAAAGTCATAGTCTTTAAACTTGTCTTGTCCCTTTAAGTAATCTTTGATTCCGTTAGAGATGTTATCAAAATCTGTATCCGTTATGTTTATTTGCGAACTTTTTGTTGCCATTATCGTGTCCTACTTAATGTTAAATCTACTTTTTGATTAGATACACCATTTACAATATTGTAAAAAATTGTTAAGTTTAATGTATTCGTTCCTCTTTGGTTATTGACTCTGCAAAAGACATTGTTTACTCTTGGTTCAAAAGTTTCTATTGCTTCTTTTATTTTTTTAGATGCTTTTGATATGCTCTCATCGTCATCTAAATTAAATAACATATTTCTAATATTACCACCTAAACTTGGTTTGAATGGTCTTTCATAATAGTTTGTTGATACAATATTTCTAACTGAACGTCTTATAGCATCTGTATCAGTCAAACGTGTTACATCACCAGTAATGGGGTGAGGTATAAATTTTAAATTCAAGTCTGAATATAAATCTTTGTTTGCAACTGTCTTTGCTTTGTTCTTTATGTAGTCTACCATAATACTATTTATACATCTTTTCTATTATGCATCAGGAACACTTGTATCTTTCTTCTTACCAGCATTTGCACCTGAACCAGTATCTTGTGAAGTAGATTTGTGTTTATGTGTTGCAAGTGTTGGACTGTTACCAGCAGAAGTTGATATATCTCCTGTTGCATGTATTGTCGAATCATTTGTTTGAGCACCAGTCACATGAAGTGTTCCAGTAATCGTTGTATCCGATATAATTTCTGTTGTGTTATTACCAGTAATTGTAATCTTACCTTCTGATAATACGTCTGTTGTTCCTTTGAGGATATCTGCTTTTAGATTTCCTTCTGTAATCTCTGAGGTGACATTACCTTTTAACACTTTCATATCTACATTACCAGTGTTAACATTGATTGTCACGTTTCCTTTCTCTACTGTAAGGTCTGCATCTCCAGCAATATAAATCTTATCGTTCTTTGCAATGATTTGATAATTATCATTAACGATTCTTTGAACGACACTACCATCGGGATGAACTTCTTGAAATGTTCCTGACCTATGTTCGATTGCAAGTCTCTCTGCATCAAGTGTATCGTCCACTTCTATAACATGACCTGATTCAGTCTCTAAAACTTTGTTATAAGGATACACTGGTTTTGCAACAGAAGGAATACCACCGACTTCACTCACATCTCTCGGAGTGTAATCTGCTAAACCTCTTGCATATTTTGACAAATCTGATTCATTTGTGTATAATGGATAATAAGGTAAATCCTCTTCCGTCAAAGTTGGATTCGTGATAGTAGAACCTGTTGCATCATATTTAATTTCTAATGATTCAGGTTTCTTTGGTGCTGTATCTAATGCAGTCTTTAATCCAAAAGTTCTAAGAGGGTGTTCTGCAGAATTAGGCCCATCGGGTTTGTCTGTATATGCATCAACTGTTAATCCTCTCGGGTCATTGAAACCTTTTTCAATTGACCTTTCCAAAACTTCGTCTGTAACTGTTTTCTTATATCCATTCGAAGGTATACCAGCAACAACACCAGTGACCACAAAGTTTTGCATTTCTTCATCTAAGAAATAACCACACACTGTAGACCCTTCAACGAGTCCATGTTGAGTTCCTAATCCTGAAAGTCCAGCACCAGTAGTTGGCAATATTACATGAGACCATGGTAAGTCGGGAGTTGCAAGTAATGCCTTTTCATCTGTATCCCATTGATGGATACGAACTCTAACTCTACCAACTTTGAGTGGGTCTTGTCTATCTTCTACTATTCCAAAATACATCATACTTCTTCTGGCCCATCCATATTATTTCTTGGTGAATCAATATCTGATAATTTTTTTGCAAAACTTTCTTTTACACATTCCATTATTAGAGAACCTTTACGTGATACTGGATTTGCATGTAGTGCTAAATCTGTAATCAAGTATCTATTGTCGTTTACAACATTTTCGTTGCTCATGGATGTTTCTTGGTCTGCAATATTTAATGCAACAATAAGACCAACACTTAAATCTGTTCTTAATGGTATTGATACTCTAATAGTATGTTGTTTTAATATTTGAATCATGGAGTTTCTTTCTAATACTGCATTATCTAAAAACTTCTGTCCTTCAAATGTTTCACTTTCGTCCAGTGATTCTGAATCGTCAAAAACATGTGTTGTATTAAATGGTTTGAGTATCAAAGTGTCTGATGCTTTATTGAGAGGTATATCTATATCGACCTCATGAGCTTCAGGGTCGGTCATACCTTCAGTAACATTATCTGCAGTTAGTGTTCTTTCATCTTCATCTAAGGTTAACATAGGTTCACCCGATAAATGTTTTCCTCTTTTAAATGTTTCTGATAAATCAAACACAACATCCTTTTCTATTTTTGTTAAAGGGTCATACACTTTCATAGAAGATGCATAAGCACCTTGAACTGTCCCCGTCAATGTGTCAAAAAGTTGTGGTTTACCATGAGATAAAATTGCAGTATTAAGACCCCTAGGACTTTCTAGTGTTTCTTCGTTTGATTCAATCATGGTTGCTCTCATACCGTCATTGAATGCGATAGGAAACTCTTGTTCAAACATAGAATCGATTGATTTAAAAGTAAAACCACCGTTCAGTGTTTGATAAAAGAACATACCGTTTCTATATGATGGATTAGTTGAAATGTTTGCACTCTGAACAAGATAATCTATAGTATCAGTAATCCTCCAACCTCTACAAACTACTTGTTGATTTTCAGGGATTGTAGATTCCCAATGAACAAACTCTTCTGCTTTAAAATGTGCAGCTTGCATCAATATGTTCTGCAACATTTGGTCGTATGAACCTCGCATAACTCTTCTAAGTCTAGTCTTACTTACATAAAATGCTCTAGGGTCTATTAGAAGTAGTTCCATTTTTTCGGTTACATTACCATCCTTTTGAACATCTTTAATAGAGTAAAGTCTTAATGTTTTATCGATTGAAAAATCTTTGCTTGCAGTTTCACTATTACCTTCGAGTTGTCTTAATGAAATTCTTACGTTTTCTTGACCACTTAATCTCATATTTTTTGGTAGACTCAAACCATCTTTTAAAGTTATATCTGCTGTGAGAAACTTTTCGTATATACTCTCATACATTCTGAAACCATCAGAAAGTTCCATCAAGTCTAACGACTCTCCAAACTGATTTGTTAAAATGAGGGCTTCTAATTCGAATCCACCTTGTATATAATTTTCCATTATA